GTGCCGCCCCACGTGACAGCAACTCCCGAGACTCGCGTAGCCATGACGGACCTCCGTCACGGTCAGCGAGCCACGGTGATCGTCGCCTGACCACGGATCGCGTCGTTCGTCGCGAGCGTCAGCGTGCTCGACGACACGGTGGCGGCCTTGCCGTTGATCAGCGTAGTGCCGCCGGTCGTGATCGTGATCGTGCCCGTCGCCGCGTCGAGGATGATGGTTTTCCCGAGGTAGTCGAACGTGACCGAGCGACCCGTGCCGCCGTCGTCGGCAGGGATCACGAGCGGACGGCTCAGCGTCGCGAGCGTCTCGCCGGTCGTCTGGCCGAGATGCCCCACGTCCACGGTCGCCTCGGCGGCGGCACCGGGGTTCGTGTTCGAGATCACGATGTTCGTCACCGTGTAGACGGTGCCGAAGAGGTTCAACACCGTTCCGGCACCGTCATGAGGCGTCGAGGGATCGGGCATCGTCAAGTCTCCTGCCAGAGGATCGTGTACGTTTGCGTCACCGAAAACACCGGAGGCAGGTCGCCACCTGCCAACTGCACGAACCCGTCCTGCTCGTTCTGGAGCGCGACGTGCCGCACTGATACTGAGGATGCCACGGCGGTCCCCCACCCATCCAGTTTCGACCGGCAGGCGTCGGCCAGTTCCCGCACCGCCTCATAGGTCTCGGCGTAGAGCTCCAGAGCGAGCGTCACGACCGGCAGCCCGCCACGGGTATTGCCCAGCGTCATCTCGCGGGTGACCGCCTGACGCCGCCACGTCGCCAGCGGGAGAGCCGCCGAGGCGGGGGCGAGGACCGGGTAGATGCGGGTGCCGAGGATCGCGGCCACCGTCGCGTCAGCGAGCAGGGCGTCGGCGACGGCTTTTTCGGGTGACTTGAATGCCATCACAGGTTCCCCGTGGCCGAGCGGGTCAGCGTGCTCAGGGCACGCTCCAGCGAGATCCGCAACTCACGCTGGAGGATCTCGGCGACCGTGGTCGAGGTCTGATCCCACGTCGTTTTCAGCGGCGGTTGTCCCGACCTTCCGCCAGCCCGCATCCCCTTGATCGTGATCGGCGTAGCGGATCGCTTGAAGAACGCTTGCGGCGATGCCGGGTCGGTCTGCACTTCCTGCTTGCCGCCGCCTCTCCGTGGACGCTGCGTCGGCTTCAACCTGAAAGGACCGAGCTTGTTGAAGCTCGAAGCGTAGTAGGCGTTCTGCCCGCTGACATCGTGGGCCTTGACGGTCGTGACGCTGCCGCTGCGGTTACGCCTGACGTGCGACTTTCGGACGTACGCTGTGTTCGAGAGTTTGCTGATCGTGCTGTCGTCGGTGCCTTCTTCAAGCCAGTACTGGTGGTAGGCAAGATCCTTGCCTCGACGCCTCTTGCCGCCTTGCGCAGACTGCGACTTCTCCCTGTCGGCACGGGTGTAGCCGAGCAGTCCGGCGGCGTTGCCGTCACGCCTGTATGGCACGACTTTGATCGTCGCAGCCCGAAACAGGTTTCCCGTTGGGCCGACCGGCGTATTCGCCTTGAGCCGCTCCAGCGCAGGAGCCAAAGCCTTCTTCATCGCGTCCTCGATGATCTTCGCCTTTTGTTCTGGCTTGAAGATCGTGCTGAGATCTTTCTGGAGCTCTTCCAGCCCGGCGATCTCTGCCGTGATCGTGATTCCTGCGGTCGCCATCAGTCGATCGCCTCCACGCACAGGAGCTCGTGCTCGGTGCGGTTGTTGTGTTCGAGCAGGCTCGTGATCTCCAGAATCCGACCAAGCCACGAAAGCCGATGCCGCTGTGTCAGCCCGGTCACGTATCGCATCCGCACGCGGTGCGTCACCTCGGTCTGCTGTTGACCAGACTGAAGCACCTCGCGGCCTGACAGCCCGTCCACGCTCGCCCACACTTCGGCGAACGTGCCCCACGTCTGCACGACCTCGCCGATCGAGTTGCGAGCCTCGGTCGCACTCTGAATCGTGACTCGCTCGCGGAGCCGACCCGGATCAATCGCCATACATCACCAGCGTGTAGGACGACGTGCCAGCGGTTGCGTCCACGCTCACCTGGAGCGAAGTCTCGGTCGCACCGACCTCGGAGACGGCCCCCTGTTCGGCACGCGACATCACGAGCGGCTTGCCCGTGGCACCGCCGACGCACTTCACGAGCGTTGCGCCGGTCGCCGAGAACACGATCCGAGAGACCGACGAGAACGATACGGCAGAGCCCGACGCCGCCGTGTACCCAGGCGAGGCGAGCGTGATCGTCACGGCTGACGTGCCGCACGTACCAGAGACGACGGCGACCTTGCCAGACGTGTACTCGTTCGAGGTCTGGAGCGCCACGACCTTCGTCGAGGACACGCCCGTGGACGACGCCGTGTCGGTGAACTGCGAATCGACGATGATGCGTCCGGTCACGTGTAGCTCCCCCACTTCACGCTGTCGAGCAACGCCTTCACGCCGAACGGCATCTCGGAGAGCGACACGGAGTCGGCCGCCATGCGTCGCTCATACCACTGCCCGACGAGCATGAGGATTGCCGCCTTGACGCGGGGCGAGACCTTACTGCCGTCGTCGCCACGCCCGCCCCACCACGTGACCGTGACGCTGCCGTAGTCGAGCAGGTGGCTCGGCCACGATCCGCCGTAGAGCGTCCGCAGCGTGCCGGGCTTCGCGTCCCGATCGACGCGGTACTCGGTCGTCGAGAGCGTCGCCGTGTTGCCCGCCTCGCTCGCGGTGTAGACGATCGACACCGCCGTGCGTCCGGTGGTCTGGCTCATCGGCGGGCGTGGCAACTCGATCACCGCCGGAAACGCATCGAGCCGCATCACGTACTGCGTGTCCACGAGCGTCTCGTCCATGTAGACCTCGCAATACTCGCGAGCCGCCGAGATGAGCGCAGCGATGTAGGCGTCGTCGGTGTTGTGATCGACGCGGATGTGAGCCTTGGCGTCGGCGACGCTCACCGGCTCGACGACCGGCTGCGTGGCGACCTTGAGCGACCGATACCGCTTGCCGTCATTCATGGCGTCGCCCCCTGCGTCGTGGCGTCACGTCTGCTCGCTCCGCGACCGGTTCCACTGCTGCCGTCTCGATCAGCGATTGCTGCGTCTCCCGTTTCGCGTAGCCCCACGCGCAGAGCCTCGCGGCGAAGGACTCGTCCACCTCGACGAGCTCGCCCGCCTTGTAGGCACCGTAGGCGCGATTCATCCGCACTCTGATTGTCGTCACTCGCCGACCCTCCATGCAGTTTCGGGCGGCTTCTTTGTTCGCTGCCACGCGGTCGTATGCTGGAACACCGGCCCCGTGAAATCCCGGCTCGGCCACGAGATGACGTATTCGCCGTGACCGATCACGACGCGGGGCGTGATGAAGAGGCGGTTGCCCGACTTCTTGAACTGCGACCAGAACCACAGATCATCATCGACCCGCCCGTCGCCCCAGCCGCCCTCGGCGTCGGGCTTGCTGTGAAACCACGGCTTCAGCGTTCGCCTGAGCGCCCTGGTGCTGATGATCGTGCAACCGAAGTGCGCCGTATCCACCTGCTGCACAGGCTCGGCAAACCATGACAGCGGGAGTTCGGTTTTGCCGTCGGCTGGCGGGTCGTCCATCGTGTCAAGAAGCGTGAGCATCGGACGCCCGTCCTCGCGCTTCGCCTGGATCGGGGCGAGCGCGTCGCACTGGCAGGTCATGGCGATCGCGAAGAGACGCTCGATGTCTGAGCGGGTCACGAACGTGTCGTAGTCGAGCGTGATGATGTACTCGGTCGTCGGGGCGAACTCTTCGAGCATCCGGGTGAGCACCTGTGCCCAGAACGCTCCCTGCCCTAGCGTCGGGCGGATGTGCAGCGGCATGAGGCTTTCGATGAACGCGAACACGTTCGTGAGCGGTCCGAAACGTGGAGCCGACAGCACCGCCTCGGCACGAACCTCGACCGACGTATCGCCGACCTGCACGATCACGCGTCACCCTCCAAAGCGAAACGGCGGGCAGCTCGTCGCCACCCGCCGCTCACTGTGTCGGTCGTGTCAAGTCGATCAGCCGCTGACCGTGGCGTTGACGCCCTTCGCGGAGGCGCTGACCGGGCCATCGACGCCCTTGCCGAGCCGGGCGACCGTGTAGACGGTGCCGGTCGTGTAGGGAGTGGCGGTGACCTTGAGGTAGCGCTTCTTGCCACGGCAGTCCACGTCCATCCGCACGACCACGTCACCAGCGGTGGCGGTCGGCGTCGGGATCGTGAATCCGCCGGTGCCGCCACCGACGAACGCCGTCACGTCGGAGTAGGACGAGTTGTCGTCCGACTCGGACAGCTTCAGCACCGTGAAGGACGCCTGCGAGGTAAAGCCCGCGTTCGCCCACGGCTCCTGCCCCACGTCGAGCGACACGTACTCGTAGCCGAGACGGTCGATCACCAGCGTGTGGGTCTGCGCCGCAGTCAGGTTCTCGGTGTGACCGACGACGCTCTTCGTCGCTTCGAGATGGTTCACTGTCTAGATCTCCTCGGAGGGTTGAGAGTCAGTCAGTCGGATCAGCCGAACTTGAGAGCCACGACGGGACCGGCCTTCGTGGTCGATCCCACGTCAGACACGACGATCGCGTTGCGAGTCGAAGCGAACGTGAGGGTCTGGTCATACTCCATCCAGCGGTCCGCAGACGTGCGGATCTGGATCGCCCGACGCTCGCCGTAGACGGCGGCCTGCGAGAGGTCGCCGAAGAGGCACGCCACCTCGCCGCTCGAATCATCGAGCGAGGAGTGCATGCTTGAGACCAGCGTGACGGGGTATCCGAGGAACCGCTCGCCGAACCCGGCGGCCACGTCGCTGGACGAGTTTCCGCCAGGGCCGCTCGCACCACCGGGGAGCATCGCGAGCCGAAGCATCGCCGAGCCCCAGCCAGCGGGACTGATGAAGAAACGGGCCGACCTACGCGCGTACGTCGGGAGCTTGGCGACCATGTCGGTGAAGTTCTTCATCGTCAGTTCACCGTAGGTGTCCTCGGTGCCAGCGGTCGTGCTGACGACCGACGCCGAGTGAGCAGCCTTGACGATTTTCTTCGTGATGCCCTCGACACCGTGGTAGGTCGAGGTTCCATCACCGACGAAGCCCGCGTTGTCCACCGCCTCGGCGAACGCCTGGGCGATCTCGACCGCCATGAGGTCGGCGAGGTCGATGACCGAGTCTTCGAGCAGCGAGTTCGGGGTGCGATTTGCGACGCCCCAAATCTTCGCATTGAGCTCGACGTTGTCGAACGTCACGTCGGAGGTCAGCACCTCGGCGTTCTCGCCGACCGGACGGGCGGCGAGCCCACCGGTGCGACGAGCGATCACGAGGGTGTCGCTGTTCATCGGGATGCGACGAGCGAACTGCGGATAGACACCGTACTCCTCGACGAGCCGGATGATCTCGTTGCTGAGCTCGGGGCTGGTCAGGACGCCGCCGAGCGAGTTGACGCCGCCCGCCTGGGCGCGGCTCTCGACGCCGTGATCGACGCACCACCGACGGGCCTCGGCGTCGCCGAACACGTAGCCACGCAGGTGCATACCAGCGCGGTACGCCGACTCGGCGCTACGGAACGCCTTGAGCGGTCCGTGCGACACGGGGATCGCGGGGACGGTTCGCTTCTCCACGGGGCTCTCCTCGGTGACGGCAGCCTTCTCGACCGCCTTGGCAGGGGCACCACGCTCCAGAACGGCACGCAGTTCGAGCTCCTTCGCCTGCACGCGCTGCAGGAACTCGATCTGCTCGCGGAGCTTGTCGGCACGGGTTTCGAGCGAGCGGAGCGAAGCCTCCTGCTCCTCGGTCATCGGCTCAGCGCCGTCCTCAGCCGGGGTCTCGCTCATCGCTTCCATCTCGGCGACGACAGCGGCGAGTTCGTCGAGCAGTGCCTTGATCTTGTCCACGAGCGTGACTCCTTGGTCGGGATGCGGCGGCGCTCACGCCACCTATCCACGAACCTACGGAGCCAGACCGGCACCCATCCAGTCACGACGGGGCGTTAGTAAACAACTTTCGCCGCCTGACCTCGACAGCCAGGAGCGTCTGCTTGTCGGTCGCACCGCACCTCGGACAGCGCAGATACCGCGTCTGGTAGTCGCCAGACCGCTGACTCGACGCGATCACGTACACACCGGCCCGGCACTTCGGGCACGAGTCGCCACTAGCGGCCATGCTGCGTCAGGTACTCGCGGAGTTCTCGGGCACGGGCCGCCGCAGCCATGCGACGATGAGCCTCGGCGTCACGCTGACGGCGGAACGCATCGTAGGACCGCTGGGCAACTTTCACGTCTGCGTCGGGGTATGCCGGGAACGTGACCGGCCCGACATCGAGCAGCGAGTCGATCCGCTGGATCGTCCTGACGCTACGGCCGTCCTCGACGCTCCAGGCGTCACCGCCGCTTGGGACTGTGAAACTAAAAGAACTTCCCTTGACAATGGACGCACGGATATTGCTCGCGATGTCCCGGCCGTAGGAAGTGTCAGGCACCGGGAACTCATATCGCAGCCCGATCTCGTCCACGCTCATCGACAACGTGCCGGGATACCTCGCGAGCGGGTAGTTCGCGTCGTGATTCCAGAGGGCGCGAGTCTCCAGCGGCTTCCGACGCCCGCGACGCTCGGCGACGATGCCGAACGCACCTGGGTCGATCCGCTCGATGAACGAGCCTTCGAGCTCCAGCGAGAGCACACCGAACTTCGCCGCGTAGCCGACGATGTACTCGCGCTCGCTGCCGTCGTCCTCGCTGCGGCTCTCGACCGCGAGCAGCGGCACCGCCGACTCGACTTCGTCAATCGCCAGACTGCGTCGCTCGATGTTCATCGTGTGGCTCCTGTCGTTCTCGTCCGCTGCCTCGATCTGCCGCGTCAACTTGCTCGCCCATGCCTGCCCCGGATCGCCGCCCCAGAGAGCCCATGCGATCCGGCCCGCGCTCGGGAATCCGTCCTGCCCCGGACTCCATCCCTCGCCCTGCTTGTCCACCTCGTGCCGGGCGAAATAGCTCGCCATCCGCTTCGCAGTGTCCGGTGAGATGTTCGTGCCGTTCGATAGGTCGCGTGCTCGGGCAACGCCGACTGCCGTGCCGCCTCGGCCGTACTCGCCGCGCCATGCCAGCCCTCGGGCCGCCTCCTCCCGCACGCCCGACGGCGGCGAGAAGTCGATGTGGTCGTACCTAGCCACGTCGTCGCCTCCGTGGCTTCGCCCGTGGCTCCTCCGCAGGCGGCGGCTCGGGCAGCGGGTCGATCTTCGTGAGCGTGCTCACCTTGTGCCCGACCTGTGTCTCGGTCGGCCGCCAGCCGCCGCTGACCTCTTCGTACACCGTGATGAGCGCCGCCGGGTCTTCCTCGCTCGCCTCAATCGTGAAGTCGGTGCCCGGCACGTCGAGCCGCCCGTAGTCCATCACGTGGTCGATGCGCCCGCGAGCTCGCCCGCCAGACGAGCCCCACGAGACGTAGTCGCCCTCGGCGACGGTGCCGGGCTCGGC